AATAGCCCTAAATGCAAAATTCAATGCTTTAAACCAAAACCAAGTCTCATTGACTAATGATCCAGTCAAATTGGCCCAAATACAAGCAAGAATAGTAAATCCTGATAATATTACAATTCGAAAAACAAAATTACAAAAAATCAATCAGAAAGACATGAAACCAGAAGAAGCCAGAAAATACCTAGCAGAACAATACTTTGAAAAACCATTGTTCCTCAAGGATGGAAATTACTACTTTACTAAAACAGTTCGATCAGAAGAAACTGATGCCTTTGGAAGACATACTATATACACCATTAGAGAACAAATTGATGATATAACTGATTTTATATATTCTGTACCCAAGGTGGTAAACCCACAATTAATAAATAAATTGACAGCTAGAATAATGTCAGAACCTGAATTAGACACAGTAACCATGAAATCACTTATTAAATATATAAATTCAAATGCACCAGATTTAGATATACCAAATCAAGTTATTCCATTATTAGCAGACATCTTAATGCGAACTTTCACAGCTGAGAAAAGACTAGGTGCTTTAATGCAATCATCATTAATTAAGAATATGCAAGCATTCAGGAATGGTGAATATAAAATAGAGGAATACAAAGAACCAAGCTATAATGTATTTGAAAAAAATATGGAGATGGCTAACTGCATTATGGCGCGATAAAGAAGTAGATGTTAAATTACAATCATCACCGCAGGATTTTCGGGCGCGCCCAGCATCCTCCCCCGCATAAGCGGGGGCAACAAGTCCCTTATTAACGCGGAAGCTGACCGCGTAGATAAAAATCAACAGCTTAAAATACAACAACTTAAATATACACCTGCTAAATATGAATTCACATACTTATCTGACAACATAGAAAAACATGCAAAGCCTAATAATACATGTTGTGTATATGACGACAAATCATTAAAAACCAATATGCATCCACACCTTCATACGATACCCATCGCATCCCTTGACAAAACTGACATACCTATATTAGACGAATTGGCAAGACAGGGAATGCTTAGAAAAGATGATAATTATTACACAAAAACAGCCAATTATGGTTTTCCAAGACTATTAATAAACATAAAAGATCAACAATTGAAGAGCCTATCAGAAACAACACATCCTGAAGTTTATAATTACACATCTCAGTTAAAACCTAAGCTAGCAAAATGGCTCCATACCATAAACGATATATCAGTATCTCAAATATTAGATGATTCACAAAAGAGAGTCGGGTTTGAAAAGATTCTCAATCCATCTGAAGATCCATTAGTACCAGAAGTTATGATGTATGGAAAAAATAAACAAACACTTTTTGCAGCAGCAAAACGACAAATTAAGACAGCCCCGACACCAACATCCAACATATCACATGCATTTGTAGAATATGCCAAACAGAAAATAGAGGAGGATATAGGTGAGTATCTCAACGCATTTGGATATAATGAAGCACAATGGTATTCACATCTACCAGCATCAAAACAGAAAGCTATAGACCCTATACGAATGTACTTCAGAGATAGACCCATGTTTGAAGCTACTTTTACAGAAAAAGAGAAGGAGAAATTATTAACGGAGGATTATGAAGCTATAGTTAAAGCAGAGCTACAACCAACTGATGGAAAACCACGAATGGTTTGTTCAATTCCACAGCGCACAAAGTATGTAATGGGTCCAATTACCTGGCAACTAGAGGAGATATGTGCAAGACATTTAAAGGGATATTGTGGTGGAAAGAATCTCACACAAATGGCCCAAGACATTAATGCTTATTATAAAGAAGGATTTACCAAAGTCGTTGAAGGAGATGGATCTGCATTTGATAATTCACAGGATGTAACACTCAAAGCAGTGGATCGATATTTATATTCCAGAGTCATGGATAAAGTGTATCATGTACCTAAAGCTGAATTCTTCCATCAAAGTCAAAAATATTATAAAACGATGAATGTAAAATACACTTTAGACAATAAAAAGATAACATATTTAACATACAAAGTGCTAGGAACAGTATTCTCAGGTGATGCAGATACTACATTAGCAAACACCATACGAATGGCTATGTATAATCGTTTCGCCAATGATGCTGAAGGCCTTCGATATGGCATAGATTACGTTTGCTTCTCAAAAGGAGATGATTTTTCTGTATTATACCAACAATATGTCTCAGACGAATTAATAAAAAGTATATACAATAAATATTTTCTACCAAAACCAGACGCTAAGTACGAAATATTAGACACACGCCAGTATGCATTAGGACAAATATGTAAATTCCTTGATATAGGTGGCCCAGATTCACTAAAGTTTTGTAGTCTGAGAGCATGGTACATTAATCCAAACTCTGATGACATAACATTAACCAGAAACCCAAGTAAATTGTTTAATCTTAGTATGTATGCCGTTAAAACTAAGAATTACTCAC